GTACCGTGACACCGATGGGAACTTCGTTCCGAACCCGAATGCTGAAAACGTCTACAACCTGCCCGGTGGATACCAGTACTACCTGCAACAGGTACCTAGCAAGTCTGAAGACTGGATAAATGTTTTCCTTATGGGGAACTACGGGTCAACCCGCGATGGTCGTCCGGTCTATCCGGAATACAACGACAAGATCCACTGCCTTCCCAAGAACGTGGAAGGTGAACGTGGCTTGCCAATTGTTCTAGGTTGGGACTTCGGGCTTACACCAGCCTGCGTGATTATGCAGGTCACTGGTCGTGGCAAGGTGATCCTCCTTGATGAGTTGATCTCCGAGGACATGGGTATTCGCCAGTTCGCCAACGACATCGTAAAGCCTGTGCTGATGAACAAGTACGCAGGGTTCACTACGTTCTCAGCCGGTGACCCAGCAGGAAACATCAGGGCACAGACGGATGAACGTACCTGTCTTCAGGAATTGCTGGAGGCTGGAATCTACACCGAACCTGCACCGACCAACGACTTTATTCCAAGGCGTGAGTCTGTTGCCTTCTTCATGACGAAGATGAGCGATGGTCAACCGTCCTTTGCTATCAACCCCAGATGCACCAATCTCCGGAAGGGCTTCTTGGGACGCTACAAGTTTGAACGTATCAAGGCTTCCGGTACCGCTCGATACAAAGATAGACCCGTCAAGGATATGTACTCGCACATTCAAGATGCGCTGCAGTATGCCTGCTTGAGGGTAAGGAGTGGATTGACCCCTGCCCGGGCGAGATCCGTGAATAAAAATTCCGCTCGTGGATGGACATAAATGAGTTATGCGATTCAAAACCCAGAGGTAGAAGTAGACGTCGAAGAAGTAACGAAGATGTCAGAGAACGAAGGCTTCGAGACCAATCTTGCTGCCTACGTCAAACGCTGCTGGGAATCAGCTCGTGTAGCTCGTGCCGAAATCACTGAGCGTCTGCTTCGCTGCGAACGTCAACGCCGTGGTGTGTATGACCCAGACAAAGCTGCTGCCATTGCCCATCAAGGCGGCTCCGACATTTACATGATGTTGACGGACGTGAAGTGCCGTGCCGCTGAGTCATGGATTCGCGATGTAATGCTGAACCAGCAAGACCGTGTGTTTGATCTGTCTGTGGCAAAAGAACCTGCCATGCCGCCAGAGATGCGCACCGCGATTGTGGATCTGGTTAAGCACGAGGCAGAACAGTACCTACAACAAGGTGGCGAGATCCATCCTGAAACCTTCCGTGCTCGTATGGAAGAGGTACATGAACAGATTATGCTTCGCTTGAAGCAAGAGGCTGAAGACTCCGCTCGTCGTATGGGCGACAAGATTGAGGATCAGTTAAACGAGGGCAAGTTCAATCCTGAGCTGAAAGCTTTCATTACGGACTTCGTAACATTCCCTACTGCAGTATTCAAGGGTCCAGTGGTTAAACGCCGCAAGAAGATGACTTGGGGACCGAACTTCACTCCAGTGGTGGTAAGCGAGCTAGTCCGCGAATTCGAACGCGTCAGCCCATACGATTGCTACCCCTCCCCTTCCTCGACAGGGATTGATGATGGCTACTTCATTCAACGCCACCGCTTGTCACGTGCATCGATGGATGCAATGCGTGGCACCCCGGGTGTTGATGAGGACATGCTTCAGACTGTCATTGACCGCTTCGGACGTACCGGCTTCCGCTCGTTCCAAGCTGGCGACACTGAACGCCGTACCCTAGAAGGTAAGCCATTCCGCACCCCGATCAACGAAGATCAGATTGAATCCATCCAGTTCTGGGGATCGATCAATGGTCAGTGGTTGATTGAGTGGGGCATGAAAGACAAGAGCATCCGTCCAGATCGCGAGTATGAATGCGAAGTATGGTGGACTGCGAACATGGTTTGGAAGTGCATCCTGAACCCAGATCCGCTTGGTGCTCGTCCGTACCAAACCGCTTCATGGGAAGAAGTGCCACATAGCTTCTGGGGCGTTGCAATGCCAGAGGTGATGCGTGACACCCAGACCTTGTGCAATGGATCAGCTCGTGCCCTAGCAAATAACATGGGTATCGCTTCTGGTCCACAGGTTGAGGTGGCTGTTGACCGTCTCCCTGATGGCGCAGATCTGACCGATATGTATCCGTGGAAGATATGGCAAACCACATCCGACCGTACTGGTGGTGGGCAACCTGCCGTTCGATTCTTCCAGCCCGGTATGAATGCCGATGTGCTGATGCAGGTCTACACCACGTTCGCTCGTCAGGCAGATGAAGTCACTGGTATCCCGAACTACGTATACGGTTCGAGCAATGTTTCTGGTGCTGGTCGTACCGCGTCTGGTCTATCGATGCTGATGGATAACGCATCTAAGGGTATCAAACAAGCAGTAGCAAACATTGATAAAATAGTAAGTGGTATTGTGCAGAGACTATATGTGCACAATATGATGTACGACCCAGACCCCTACATCAAAGGGGACTTCAAGGTTATTGCCAAAGGTGCAATTGGGCTTATCCACAAAGAAGCCCTGCAGATGCGCCGCAACGAATTCCTCACGGCAACAGCCAATCCTATCGACTCTCAGATTGTTGGTCCGCAAGGTCGTGCTTACCTGTTGCGTGAAGCAGCTCGTGGATTGCAGATGGATACCAGCAAGTTGGTTCCTGACGACGAGAGCTTGGAGCAGATGAAGATCCAGACTGCAGCCCAGCAATTGGCGCAGCAGATGGTTCAACAGTTCATCCAGCAGCAACAACAGCAAGCTCCCCAGCAGCAGCTAGCTCCTCCGCAAGAGCCGATGCCAGAACAGCAACCAATGCAACAGGCACCGCAACAGTTCGCGGATGGTGGACAGCCTCAAGCTGAGCCGTCAATGGCAGACCAAGTATTACAGTCACTAGCGCAAGAAGGCGCAATCTAGGAGATAGAGATGGCAAAGATGTTCGCAGGTAAGGAATCCAAAGACGAAGAGATGGCAGAAGCCAAGGCTCTCAAGTCCGGCAAGATCACCAAGCAACAATACATGAACGGCGAGAAATCCGAAGGTGAAGATGCGCGTGAAGCAAAGAAGAACGCAAACGCAATTAAGTCCGGCAAGCTTTCGCCAAAGCAATACGCTGCCAAGGAACAACCCAAGAAGATGGCGAATGGTGGTGCAGTTAAGCATTGCGCTGATGGTGGCTTCATGGCAACTCGTTCACAACAAGACTACGGGAAATAAGAATGGGATACATACCTGACTGGCAGCGTCAATCACACGCCAAGAGCGGTGGTCAAGCAAAGCCAACAAGCAACAACAATATTCAAAGCCGTCCCATCTTCCACTCGGAGAAGGCGCACGACAGCAACGCGAAGCAGACTCCGTTCACCCGTCACTATGAAGATGGATCTCCGGGCAGCGTTGGCAGCGATACCGACAAACGCAACCTCTTTCAAAAGATTGGCGACTCAATTTCCAAAGCCGCTTCTGACGGTCAGAAACGTATAGATGAGCAAGCTGCAGCTGATGGCTACGACAAGCACGACACTGGTTTGCTAGGCGGCAAGATCCGCTACCGTGAAGACGCTGATGGTCGCAAGTGGGTTCAGAAGAAAGATCCGATTTCCGGTCGTACTGAAGACCAGCGCTACTACAGCTCCGATGATGTGAAGAGCTTCTTCGGCGGCAAAAAGAAATCCGAAACTCTTTCTGAGCCTACCAAGTCCGCTACTGATGATCTTGAGAAGAGTGCCAACCAAGGTTCTCCAGCCAAGACTGCTGTACAGAGTGCGAACGATTCGTACACTGCTCCGAAGCCCGGTGTGTTTAGCAATGTAGATGCAGCCGTGAAGAGTGCCACAAAGGTTGGTGACGACACAGGTATCACTTCTACTACTGGTCCATCTACCTCGACTCGCAGCAACTCTGCAGTCAAGAAGGCGGCACCAAAGCCTGTTGGTCGTAAAGACATCCCCGGCTCTGACGCAGTGAGCTATCCACTGGACAATGATTCGCTTCCTTCAAAGCCATATCCGGTTAAGTCTTCTGCGAATGAAGACCGTCCAGAGAAGTCAGCACCAGTGACTGACCACGTTAAAGCGGCGCAGGATGCCGGTACTCGATTTGTGGCGATGACCAATTACGTGAAGAATCTCCCAGCAGGTACCTCCCCATCGGATCGTGCCAAGGCTGGACAGTTGATGCGTGACGCTCAAACCGACTACGAGACGAAATCCGCAAGGGTAAGACGCTCGTGATTGAACAACCAAGCAAACAAACAATACATGCCCTAGCCGCGTTGCAGGGCAATACAGACTTTCAAGTTGTTATCGACTGGCTTCGGAACACCTTGCACAAACTGCAGGAAGATGGTGCCTATACCAAGGACGAGACGCAATCTCGCTGGAACCAAGGGGCACAACAGTTGTTGCAAGAATTCCTACTCAAATCTGAGAAAGCCAGAGAGACAGCTTACACAATACGCTCATAAGAGCTAAGCCGCGCTGACCGGTTCTTGTCAGCACAATAATGAACACTGGTCGAGAAAGATCGGATGACCCTTCCGAGGGATCTGATCGCCTATCGATCCGGCTCATGGAGAATTTATGGCAATTCCACGCGCAGTAAGAGAAGCAGCAGAACGTGCTGAAGCAATCCACAAGCAGATGTATGAGCAGACGCCTGTGGACCCTCAACCCGACCCGGTTGATACCAACCTACCGACTCCACAAGATCCTCCCGCTCC